ATGAGTGAGGACTTCAACCCCACGGCGCTGGCCCGCCGCGATGCCGACAGAATCAAGGGCTACAAGGCGCTGCTGGACTTCTACAACAGCGTGCAGTGGGAGGGCAGAGAGAAGTGGGGGGAGAGGCGCCTGACCTTCAACTACGCCAGGGTGGTCGTTGACAAGGTCACGTCCTACCTGATGTCAGGGGCAGGTTTCTCCGTTGAGCCGGGGGAGGAATCGGACGAGGCCAGGGTGAAGGCACAGAGGGCCGGAGCGGCCCTGCGCGAGGTGCATGATGCCAGCGGCATCGAGCAGCTTGACTTCGAGACCGAGGTTGACTGCGCCATCCTTGGTGATGCCTGCTACAAGGTCATCTGGGACCAGGAGACCGGGAGCGTCCGGGTGACTGCGCCGGACATCCAGGGCATCCACGCCTGGCAAATGGGGGATGACGCCGCACGGGTATGGCGGGTAGCCTCGAGGTACACCCTGAATGGCGACGAGGTGGAGACGCTGTACCGCGTCCGACCCCAGGGGAAAGAAGCGACCATCACCGAGCTGTGGACGGACGGTGAGTTCGAGCTGTGGCTGGACGACACCCCGGTGGAGAAGAAGCCCAACCCCTACGGCTTCATCCCCTTCGTTATCTTCCCGAACCTGAGGGAGCCGAAGCGGTTCTGGGGGATATCCGATCTGTCGCAGATAATGGTGCCGCAGCGGGAGTTCAACCGGGCGATGTCCCAGCTTTCCAGGATACTGGAGCTGTCCGGTAACCCGATTGCCGTTCTGGAGAACGTGGAGGAGTCCGAGGACATTGCGGTGAAGCCGGGGGCGGTGTGGAACGTCCCCGAAGATGCCAAGGCCTACCTGCTTGACCTGCTCCAAGGGGGCGGTTTGAGACTGCACATCGACTACATCAATCTGTTGTACCGTACCCTGCACGATGTATCCGAGTCCCCGCGCGCCGCGTTCGGCGGGACCGAGCGGGACCTTTCCGGGGTGGCGCTCGAGATGGAGCTTCAGCCGCTCCTCCAGAAGGTGAGGAGAAAGCGGACTATCAGAACGGCCGCCTACAACCGGAGGAGCAGGATGATTCTGAGGCTGCTGGAGAAGTACCGGAACGAGGATTTCGGAGGAAGCAGCCCCGAGGTGGTGTGGGGCCCCTTGCTGCCGCGGGATGCCGACAGGATGGTCACCAACGAGCAGACGCTGGTCCAGAGTGGCATTCACTCGCGACGCCGGGCCATGACCGAGCTAGGCATCAGGGACCCGGAGGCTGAGTTCGGCCGGTGGCTTGAGGAACGAGGGGCCATTCTCCAGATGAACACGGAACTCAACCGCAGGCCTTCCAGGGGTGGGGTGAGAGAGAGAGGCGCTGAACCCCGGGAAGAGCGCGTCACCGCGGACGGTGACGGTGAGGAATAACCGGAAGGAGGTGGAACCTTGGCGAATGAAGTAGCCCGGCAGGATAGCCCGGTGGAGCCGGACCCGGAGGAACGTGTCACCGCGGACGCTGACGGCGAGGAATCCCCCGGCGGAAACGATGATCCTGAGTCTCTCCTTGCCGAGAGGGACGAAGCACTGGCTCAGGCGACCGGGAGGATTGCTGAGTTGGAGGAGGTCGTGGCCAGTCGGGACAGCGAGATTGGCTCTCTGAAGCAGTCCGCGGCCGAACTGGAAGAGCGGCTGGCAACCACCAGCGACTCGCTGGCGGACACGGTGGCCAGGTACCGGGAAGTCGTGATACGGGCCAACCCGGGAGTCCTCGACGAGCTGGTGGGCGGGGACAACGTGGAGGCGATAGATGCATCCCTGCAGAAGGCGAAGAGCCTCATCGGGAAGGTGAGGGAAGGACTGGAAGCGGAGGTCTCGCTGGGACGTGTCCCGGCGGGGGCCCCGGAGAGGCGGCCACCGGACCTGTCCGCCCTTTCGTCCCGCGAGAAGATCCAGTACGGAATAGGAGGTAAGAGATAATGGCGCTCACACTGGCAGAAGCGGCCAAGCTGGCCAATGACATGCTGCTCCAGGGCGTGGTGGAGACAATCATCAAGGAGTCGCCCGTCCTGCAGCGGCTGCCCTTCGTGGAGATCGTGGGCAACGGCCTGACCTACAACCAGGAGAAGACCCTGCCGTCAATCGATTTCTACGATGTGGGCGATACCTGGGCAGAGTCGACGCCCACCTTCGAGCAGGTGACGGCCAACCTGAAGATCATGGGAGGCGACGCCGACGTCGACAACTTCCTGAAGGCGACCCGCTCCAACATCCAGGACCTCGAGGCGGCGGTAGTGGAGCTGAAGGCCAAGGCACTCAAGGACAAGTTCGAGGAGACCTTTGTCTACGGCGACGCCACCGGCAACCCCAAGCAGTTCGACGGGCTGAGGAAGCTGATCGACACCGAGAGTGCCGGCTCCCAGGTGATAGCCGCCGGGGCCACCGGGGCCACGCTCACCCTGTCCATGCTGGACGAGCTGATCGACGCGGTGAAGGGCGGCAAGCCGGACATGCTGCTGATGAGTCGCCGCTCCCGGCGGAAGATCAACGCCCTGGTCAGGGCCTCGGGGAGCATGATGGAGGCCGACCGCGACAGGTGGGGCAACTTCGTCCACTTCTGGGACGGCATTCCCATCGGAGTCAACGACTGGATACTGGATGCTCACGTGGTGAGCGGGAGCGTGGAGACAGCCACCACCGGTGGGGACAGTTCCACGGTCTACGCTGTGCAGACGGGCGAAGGAGGTCTCTGCGGCCTGACCGCGCCCGGCCACCTGACGGTGGAGCCGATCGGCTCACTGGAGACCAAGGATGCCAGCCGGAACCGGATCAAGTGGTACGTCTCGCTTGCCCTGTTCAGCTCGGTCAAGGGGGCGGCACTGATTGGCGTGCAGGACTAACAGGATGGTGAAGAAGGGGAGTTCAGAGGGGCGAAGCCCCTTTGGCGGGGGTCTGGGGGTGACCCCCAGATACAATCTCTACCCCCTTCCTGGCCAGGAAGGGGGTCAGGGGGATGGTCGAAAGGACCCTTGCGGCAGTCTGCCGCAACGTCTGACAGTGGCGATACGGACGAAGGAGGCAGAAAATGGCTTTCTCAGACCCGGGAACGGGAAGAGTTGTTCTGGATTCAGGGCGGGGGACCGAGCCTGGAAAGGTCACCCTTGCCGAGGACTGCAAGTGCGGCGACGTTCTCGGCTACAGCAGCGGCTGGAAGAGGGCGCTGGCCACCACCGGCTCGGTGATACAGGGCAGACTGGTGGCCCTGGTTGACGGCAAGAGCGGCGAGGAGGTACCGGTATCCGCCAGTCCGGTGATTGGCGGGTACTCCGGGGCCACCGCCGGCGGCTATGTCTACGTGGCGGAGGGGACGGACAACGGCGAGATCACCCAGACTGCGCCGTCCACCGGCGGCGACGCCAACACCATCGTCGGCGTTGCCCTTTCCACCACCGACGTCGCGTTCTTCCTGAACAGCCGCGCCGACAGCACGGCGTGACGTCTTCTCCAGGACTGACCACGAGATTGGGAGTTGGGGGGATTCTCCCCCAACTCCCACGTGAAGAGGAGGTTGATTATGGCACCAGCAGTAGTCGAACACACGGAGTACCCATTCGCCAGGGGCGATCTGACATCGGACGGCGTCCAGTGGTCCGTCGAGGAAGACACCACCACCGTCGACACCGATGTCGTCGTGGAGAGCGTGACCATCAAGCCGCCCGCCCTGGGGGAGGTCCTTGAAGTCGAATTGGGACTTACCGCGGCCTTCCGGGCGGTCTCTTCCGCCACCGCCGACCTCATCTACAAGTGGCAGGCAAGGAACAAGGGCGGCACCTGGGTGGACCTGCATAGCGCCGTCACCAAGACCAACATCGGCACGACCTACGTTGAGGAGACCCGCAGCGGTCGTTTCCCCACCCAGTCAGGTTTCGACTCCCTGCCGTTCGAAGTGCGTCTGATAGTACAGTGCAACGAGGCCAACGAAGGGCGGGCCAGGACCAAGAACTCGAGCTACGTCCGGGTGAAGTATGCCGCTTCGTGAGGTGGACGATGAAGACACTACTTGACAGAGATGAACTGGTACTCAATCCACCGGAGCTCGGTTGCGCCCTCTACTTGCCAGGGCTTCCCGGTGGTGGCAGCAAGATCCACGACAGGAGTCCCTACGCCAACAGCGGCACGATAGCCGGTGCGACGTGGCGACGCCTGCCCAGTGGCCTGTGGTACCTGGACTTCGATGGCACGGACGACTATGCCACCATACCGCACAGCGACAGCGTCAGCTTCTCCGGCACAGAGATGACGGCCATTGCCTGGATATGCCCCGGGGCCTGGGGGAATGACGGTACCATACTGAGAAAGGGGAGCTACGGCGCCGTGGGGACGACGGGGTACTTCCTTGACATCAACGATGGCACCGAGTTCAGAGCGCAGCTATACGGGGTGACCGGCGGTTCAGCCACGCACAGCGTGTCAGGCTGCGACCTTAATGTCTGGATCAGGCTGGCGGTCGTGTATGATGGCTCGAAGCTGAGCTTCTTCGTCAACAAGGGCAGAATGACCTACCAGGATGCTACCGGGAACGTCGCGACCAACAGCGCCGACCTGCTCATCGGTTCGGAAGCACCCTCGGACGACCAGTTCCAGGGAGGCATAGCCCTGGTGCGCCTGTACAACCGCGCCGTGTCACGCAGCGCGCTTGACCAGGGCTACCAGAGAGAGAAACACTTGTTCGGAGCGTGGTAGCCATGAAGTACAGAGTACGAGTTGACATGAGTTTCGAAAGCGAAGCCGATGCCCGGTTGCTGATGGACTACGCCCGGGGGCTATCGAGCAGTGCCGTCAGTGTGAACGAGGGCCGGGAGAACGAGGAAATCTCCTTCTGCGAGCTGGAACGGTGCCGTCATGATGAGGGACTGCCCTGCGAGCGGCTGGAGAGGATCGAGGTCAGGAGAGCCTGATCTGAATGGGGCAGGAGAGCGTGGGAGGGCGGAGCCCCTGTGGGTGGACCATCTTGACCTGGCTGAAGCTCCTGGTAGAGCAGGGGAGTTCAAGAGGGGCGTCAGCCCCTCTTCACAGGGTTCCCCCTCTCCTTTGAAGGAGAGGGGGATGAAGGGGGTGAGGTAGATATGGACCTAGCCACGATGAGGACTATCGTCCGGCGAGACCTGCACGACGAAGACGACGGCAACTACCGCTGGACAAACGACGAATTGGACCGGCACATCGCCCACGCGGTGAAGGACCTTGCAGAGGCAGTCCCGTACGAGCAGAAGGCCACCAAGGCGACCACGTCAGGTTCCAGGGAGATGGATATCGCCAGCATCACCGACCGTGTCATGGTGCAGGCCGTGGAGTACCCCGTGGGGCAGTTCCCGAAGCGGTACCAGCGGTTCGCCTTGTGGGGGGATACGCTGACTCTACTTGGCCCCGAGGTCCCTGACGGTTCGAATGCCTACGTCTACTACGGCAAGCTGCATACTCTGGGTGCCAGCACCTCGACGATTTCGAGCCGGCACGAAGACCTGGTGGCTACCGGCGCCTGCGGGCACGCCGCCGTCGAGTGGGCGGTCTACGCCATCAACCGGGTGAATGTGGGCGGCACCCCCACGCCGGAGCAACTGCTGAGTTGGGGAAGGGAGAGGCTGGGCTATTTCCGGAAGGAGCTGGGCAGGCTGGGAAGGAGAAACCGGGTTCGGATGCGCTCGCTCTATCGACCGTACTACCCGCCGGTCTCTCAGTCGACTGACTACGGGCCGTAGGCCGGGTCTGGTCTGTGGTCGCAGTCGGCCGGGTAGCCTGGCGAGGACTGAAACGGAGGTTGAGATGGCCGCACGAGATAGGAAGACGACGACCACCGATGGCCTGCCGCGGGAGGTCTTTGCCATCCCCGGGGATGCCACGGCACCAGACACGTGGAGGCTGCCGCACCACAAGAAGAGCATCATCCGGGCGCTGAAGATGGGAACGGCCCTGGAGAAGACGGTGGACTGGGACCTGATGCCGGCCGCGGTTGCCGCCCTCTCACCGGCTGGTCGGCGGGGACGAGCATTGGATGTCAGCCCGGAGGAGACCCTGGTCGCGGCCAGGCACCTTGCGGACCACTATCGAGCAGTGGGGAAGCCGCTGCCGGACATCCTGGCGGCGCTGGCATAGCCGGCGGCGCCGGGGGGCGAGTGCCTGGTGGGAGGTGCAGGAGGAAGAGATGAGAGAACTGACGAGTACACTCACCGCCGCCCAGAAAGCGGCCAGTGCCACACCCTACGTCAAGTTGGCAGCGACGGCGAAGATCGCCGGTGTTGTCAGACTCGATTGGGACAGGCTGTACACCGGCAGCGAAGACGACTACCACCACGCGGTAACCATGCCTGATGACGGCTCTCTGGTCCGAGCCAGAATCACCCCACCGGGCGATGCGCGCAAGCTGTACCGGCAGCGGGTGGCCAGCCCCGGCCCGGCGTCCGATTTCAGCTCCTGGACCTACACCAACCAGTACAGCTGCGTTGCCGTGGCGGCTGCTTCACAGGACGCCGAGGTGTCCATCTTCTGGATCAACTCGAGCAGGGAGATCAGGCGCATCAAGAGCACCGACAACGGCGCCACCTGGGGCAGCCCCGAACTGATAGACTACTCGCCCAGCACCAGCATCAATGGCCTGGCTGTTGCCTACAAGGATAACGGTGACCTGGCCATCTTCTTCGCCAGTGCGGACACACTCTACGTCAAGAAGCACATCAGTGGTGGGTGGCAGGCCAAGTCTGCCTGGGACAAGACCACCGGTGCCCTCTCCGGCGTGGCCGCGGCGTATGATGCCGACTGGAACCTGCTTGTCACCGGACAGGACTCAGACGACAACTACAAGCTGTGGTCACTGGTCTATGGCGACGGGGGCGACGTTGCCAGCGGCACCTGGTCTGCCCTCAGGGAGCTGGCTTCAGCGCCATCCGATGGTGATTTTCAGTACGCCACCCCTTTCCTCGACAAGCCGGACGTCTACCGGGGTCTCTACGTGGAGAGGTTCTCCGGGAGCGAAGCCTGCAACCGGCCCTTCTGGTCGCATCTGGTCCCGGAGACGGGATTCAGCGAGAGCCTATGGCGCGAGCCGGTCCCCTTCAATCTGTCCAGTGAGTACGGCCTGGCAATCACTCACCGCAAGCATTACTGCTGGCTGACCAATCCGGCGGGCGTGTGGCGTGCCCGGCTGGCAGAGCAGAGCATTGACCTGACCGGTGATGTCATGTCTGTCAGGCAGGAGGCCCACCCTTGCAGCGGCGGACTGACGGCTGAGTTGAGGAATGACGAAGGGCAGTACGCCTCGCCGGGAACCGGCACTCTCGCCGTCCTCGACACCGGCTGCCAGCTTGAGCTGGGTCTCGGCTACGTCACTTCGCAGGGCAACGAGATCAGCGCCGGTCTCACCTACTGGCTGGAGGCCTACGAGCATACCAGCGCCACGGGAGGCGCCAGCCTGCTGTTGCACGCACACGACGCCTGGGACAGCATAGGCCGATGGCGCGCCAGACACCAGTTCCGGTGGAACAGGGACTCGGACGAGATGTTCGTCAAGGACATCCTCAGCTTCGTCCTCGCCCGTGTCGGGCTCAAGGTCGAGGTGAAGTCGCAATCGTCGGTCATGACCGGCTACTACCCTGACTTCACCATCTACCCCGGTAACCGCGGCGATGCGGTCATCAGCAGCCTCCTGTCTTTCGTGCCGGATGTCCTGTTCATTGAAGGCGGCAGGGCCTACCTCGTCAACCCGCAGTCCACCGACGAATCGGTCTACTCCTACGGTCAGGGCCACCCCATACTGGAAGGTACCTATCACACGGGAGGCTGGGCTCTCAACCGGATCCAGGTCGGGGGGTATGATCCCGTGGGCGACGAGGCGATAATCGTCGATTCCTTCGAGTGGGACCAGATCGAACGCCTTCATGACAGACTTCTGCAGGTGGAGGACAGGAATCTGGACACGGTGGCGCAGGCCGGGGACAGGGGAGAAGCCCACCTGAGAGAGGCGGAGGTAGAGTCTATTGGCGGCGCCATCAGGGTCCCGGTCAACTGCGGACAGCAGGTGTACGACGTCATAGACGTGACCGACGGACCGGCCGGGCTGAGCGCCGCCAAACGGCGGATCATGGGGATAGTGCTGGTCTATCGACCGGGCCGGGGAACGTACGAGCAACGGCTGTCTCTGGGTGCGGCATGACGGTCGCTAACTGGGAAGGACCTTGCCCGGGTAGCCTCAAGGAGGATTGTAGAGCATGAGGAAGGCGATACTGAGGAGCTTTGATTCGGGGGGATACATCGCCACCGTCCAGCTCTCCGGCAGCCACAAGATTTACCTCGAGGGCGTGCCCGTTGCACGCAACATCCCCGCGGGGGAGATGGCCCTGGGGCGGAAGGTTGCGGTGGTGTTCTTTGACCCCCACAACGCCAAGGAAGCCGTGGTGGTGGCCGTCTATACCTAA